CCCGCTGCTGCCTTGGATGTCGAGCGCACTCGTGATGCGTGCCGATGACCATCGTCCGGGGCCGTACCAGTTGCATCCGATGCCGCCCCATACCTGGCAGCCCTCGCCAGCGTACGAGTCCGGCTGACCGAGTTCGGCATAGGGCCCCAGCAGCGTGCCACGCTCGATGGAGTAGCCGCCGCCGACGTTCGCCGATGAGTGCGGCGCCGTGAATGTGTTGCCGAGGAGCGACTCGTCACGCACGCCCCAGCCGCCGTTATTGACGGCGTCGACCTTGCTGAGCATGCCCGCGTTCGCGTCGCTGCCATCGATGAAGAAGCCGTGGCCGGCGCTCGCTTCTGCCTTCACGTTATCGAGGACGCAGTGGTTGGCGTTGCCCTTCAGGCCCGCCGCGCCTGCGATGATGGCGACGCCGACGCCTGGCGAGTTCGCTACGCGTACGTCTCGAATGGTGCAACGCGCACGCACCATCACGCCGGCGCCGATGAAGTCAGCGACGCCCTTGATGCGCGACGGGATGACGGTGGAGCCCGGAGACTTGGTGTCGTTGCCGCGCCATCGGACCGTGAGACCCTCCAGACCTCCGCCAGCCTCGACGATGACCTGAACGCCGGACTCGCACAGCAGCGACGTGGCGCCCTTGGTGGCGTTCCCCCAATGCGGACCCACTCCACGAAGGCGAGCGCGGAGCGTCAGCGTCTTCTCGACGAGGTAGACGCCCTCCGGGAGGTACGTGTCAGAGTCGATGAGCGTGGGGATCTGCTGGGTCATCAAACGCCAATCGCTGGGTAGATGTCGCCGGACCACGTCGACCCGCTGCCGGTCGTGCCGATTTGCAGGTCATTCGCCGCCCATGCCCCGGTGAAAGCCGTGCCACTCACGGGAGACCCCCCGTTTACCGACACGGACCAAGCGCTGGTCGCCATATTGACGTCGATGACGAGCGTGTCGCCAGCGACCGGGCTTCCCATGGCTGCGGCGCTAAGCGCCTGAAAACCACCGCGGTAAATGCGGAGCTCGCCACCGCTGATGGTCAGGATCCGGTTGTTGTTGTCGTTGGCGCGGAGAAGGGTCTCGGTGCCCGTGCCGTAGGCGGAGCCGAGTGTAAACTCCATCGTCCATCGTCCCGACCACATCCGAGCGTCAACCGATGCCGACGCGATGGTCTCGAACTGCGTCACCGCGTCGAGCGGGACGTTCGCCTGCGTGTAGAGGTAATCCGGCGGCGCTGCGCCACCGGTCGCCCACACGCTGGCGATGTTGGCAATGCGTGGATGCATTAGAGGTCGCCGTGGACCGTGACGGTGTTGGTGCCGGTCACCTCGATGACCATGCCCTTGTTTTGCTCGCTGGGGCCGTCCGTGGTGTAGCTGGAGGGGTTCTCGAATGTGATCCCCGCGCTGCCGGAGTCGAACGTCACAGCCGCAGCCGTGGAGCGCATGCAGAGCACCGTGAGGCCATTGGTCAGCCCGGTGGGGACCGTGATGACGCAGCCCGACGCGTGCGTGAACTTCAGCGTGACGCCGTGGTCCGTGTCCGCGAGCGTGTAGGTCGTGCCAGTCTCCGCGCGAGCAGCAACGGGAATGCCGAGCGTGTCGAGCTTGGCGCCATCGGTGGCCACGTCGCGACCGTCGAAGGTGCTGCTCGTGGTGATGGCGCCGGTCATCGCGCCACCGGTCAACATGAGCGCCCCAGCAGCGGCTACGTTCGTCGCGTCCGTGACGTCGGCGGCCGCCTCGACGGCGTCGAGCTTCGCTTGGTCTGCTGCCGAAATGAACCCGGCCGATACGCTTGCCACGGCGACCGCGTGCAGCGTGCCGCCCGCCCTCGTGCCGTGTGAATGCTGGTGATCGCTTCGCGCGAATGTCACCGCGCTGCCTTCTGCGCTCGTTGCGTCCGTGAGGGCTACGGGAACACCAGCCGCGACCGTGTGCGAGTGGTCGCTACGTGCCACGGCGGTAGACGTTCCGGTCGCTGCGGTGTTCCCAATGCGGACAGCGGTACCACTCGGCGCAGCCGTCGATATGTTGTGGCGGTGGTCTGCGCGCGCTGGCTGCGTAGACACGCCGATGGCTGCCGTCGATACGACGGTCGTTGATGGCGTTGTGTTCGATTGGTGCGTGTGGTCGGAGCGCGCGAGCGTGGTAGCCACGCCCTCGCCGGATGCCGTGCCCACTCCTGCAGCCGGAGGCGCTGCCGTGCTCACGTCGTGCTTGTGGTCGCTGCGTGCCGCGTCGGTGGCAACGCCTACAGCAGCCGCCGCCTTGGTGGTGGACGCTGGCGCTGACGCCGTCAGCGGTGTGTTGGTGGCGCTCGTTGCGATGCCGTCCAGCTTCGCACCGTCGACGCTCAGGTCACGGCCGTCGACGGTCTCCGCGCCTGCCATCGTGATATTGCCGGACATCTCGCCACCGGCGCGCATGAGAGCGCCGGCGCTGGCCACGTTTGCCGCGTCGGTCACATCAGCGAGCGCCTCGACGCCGTCGAGCTTCGTCTTGTCCGCGCTCGCCGCGAATGCAGCGTCAGCCGTGGCGCGGATCGCAAGGCCCGTAAACGCGACGCTCTCCGCTGCGCTCTGGTCGTGACCCAACACGTAGTCGGTCGCATCGAGCGCCGTGTCGATCGTCTTGCTGTCGGTCTCGGCGAGGTCGAGCAGCGTCTTGGTGGCGATTGGGAAGTCGGTAATGGGCATAGGTGACCTAGATGGCGATGACACTACCGTCGCTGAGGACGAAGGCCGGGCCGGTACTGCTCAGGAGCGCGGACGGCACAACCGGGGTGAGGTCGGGAATCGGCGTCTCGACGCGAGCCACGCCGTAGAACCGGTGAATGGTGACGAGCCGGCCGTTCTGGCCGCGTGGGTACTCGACGGCCTCGACGCTGGTGCCGAGGTCTTGAAGCTGGCCGGACACGAGGCCCGTAGCTTCGTCGTCCTCGGTGGCTGCCATGTTGCCGGGCCATCCGAGGGCCTGGGACGCCTCGAATCCGTCCGACGCGGCGAGGGCACGGAGCGCCGTTCGCGCGCTGGCGTTGAGGTCCTGCGCGCCGTCGAAGCCACGAACGACACGCACCTCGACGGTGAGCGCTTCGAGCGTGAAGCTGCCTTGGCGCGGGGGGCTGGCGGGGTGCCTGGAGCGCTCTGTGATGCGCGCTTCGATGCTCGGCTTACCGATGGCGCCCACGGAGTCCGCGAGCGCGTCTAGGGCGGCGTGTGTGCCCGGGACGTAGGTCTGCGCGGTGACGACACGGACGGAGCCCGCGCCATCCTCCAGCACCTCGCGAACCCGTGTCAGGATTGCGAGGGATGGGAGGGGCATAGGCGGAAGGTTTCTTGTGTCTACCGTTTGTCATGGAGCAGGAAGTTGATCACGTGCTCTTCGGTCTGCGCGAGCCACTCGGCAGCGGGACCTGAGCTGAAGTTGGGCCGCAGGTTCTCGTCCATCGGAAGGGACGCGCGGCGCGGCATGTTCTTCGTGCCGGTGACGTGGAACACGCCGTAAGTCGCCGGGGCGCCGCTTGTGCCGAACACGATGCTCTGGCCCTTGGTGCGCGCGAACGACGCTTGGCGTAGCTGCGCGGTGTCCACGAGCGGCTTGCCGCTGCCCTTCCGGCGCTTCTCGATAGTCGCGGGCGCGAGCGGGGACCATGGCTCACCAAGCGGTGAGCGTGAGTTCTGGAAGCTGTCGTCGATGAGCGACGCGAGGAGCAGCGCTTGCCGGTCTAGGATGGGCGTTAGCTTTTGTAGGCGCGCGCGAATCTCGGCGATGCGCTCGGCGAGAAGCGGCAGCGTGCCGACGTCGACCTCGATGGTCACCAGCTCACCCAGCCCTGGGTTCCGCGCTCTCGATCGATGGCGTCCGACTTCCCCTTACGAATAAGTGCTCGGGCCGCCTGTCGCGCTTGGCGGCGCATCCACTTACGAACACTCTTCTCTTCGCGACTGGTGTTGATGGCCTTGTTGTGTCGCCGGCGGCTGCTCATGATCTTCGCCCGCGCCTTCGCTCAACGCTGACTCCATGCTCGCGACCATGTGCGAATCCGATACATAGGCAGAGCATCGTATACCAGAAGTCGATGGTCACATGTCGTTCCCGAGGTCACGCATCACGGGAGCTCGTCGCACGCGGACGCATACGCCCGCGATGTCCGTGGTGTCGTCGCCGTCGGTGAAGACGGATCCGCCAGTCGCCTCGGTGATGTTCGCGATAGCTTCGCTCGTCATCGGCAGGTTGCCAGTGCGCACAGCCTCGGGAAGTGCGGCAAGCATAGCCGCAGTGCTCTCGGGAACGTTGCGCTGCTTGCGGCCGTACGCGAGGTGCACGAGCACGGCGAGCGCGGTCGCTTTCACCATGTCGTCGGCGGAGTCTTCGGCGGGATTGTAGCCCGCCTGTTTCATGGAGCTGAGTGCGATGGTTGATGCGAGGTCGCATGTGCGCGTGGAGATGGCGAAGGAGTAGCCGGCGCCCTCGTAGGGTGCGACGGCGTCGAGGAGCGCCAGGCGCACGGGTGCGCTCACTAATGCGTCGAAGTCGTCGCTGTCTACGTATTGGATGGGCATCGGCTAACGCTCGGTTGCACTGCAAGTGGCAGCTAGAGGTGGCATCTAAATC